CGAACGTATCGGCATAGCGGATAACCTGCATCACTTCATCAGCACCGGCAGCAATAGGATCAACCTCATCGGATTCGCCAATGAGGATGTAATCGCCCTTTTTGGCCTCCGCGTACTCAGTCCAGTGCGTGTTTTTGATGTTCAGCTCTACGCCAATATCACCTAACCGCGCCGTTGCAGTGCTGCCGTAGTCGCACATAATGACTTCTGGCGGTGCAAATGATGCATCCCCGTACTCATCCTCACCTGAGCGGCGCCATATGGTCGCTTTGGCGGTGTAACTCCAGTTGGCTAATGACGACATGTCATTCCCTCCACGCGATAACAGTGGACTTCTCAGCAGCAATGCGCGGGCAGTGAATCACCCACTTGCCGCTGCTGTTAACATGCCCGGTTGTCTGCCGGCCGTCAGAGGTTTTTATCCAGACGCGGGCGAATGGATAAGGCTGTCTTTCGTTCGCCGTTACCCAATCCATCAGCAACCCTCGATAACATCAAAGAAGCCGACTGAATTACCTGCGATCGGCAACCCGCCCAGACAACCGTTGGTATCCCACGCCAGAATCTGCTTATAGAGATGGTCCGTGCCGGCGCTGTCATAGGTGAACGACCGCGACGCGCCAGACGGTGCAGACTGAGATGAGATTTTACGGGCACCGGACAGGGCCGCCAGTCGCGCGGCTGCATAGATGAGCAACAGTTTTTGCAGGCTTTCGGAGTAGCCCGCCCCGTCCATACAGGCAGAAGCAGCACTAACCTGGTCAATCAGCAACTGCAGCACAGCATCAGGAACCGTGAAGCCCAGCTCAGCCATCAGCGGTTTTACGTCTTCCAGCATGATTTGGGCTGCCATGGTTACTTATCCTTCTGACGTGATTCTGCAGTGCCTTTCTCAGGGGTTGCCACTTCAAACAGTCGCGCACCCTCTTTGCTTTTGGTTTCTTTTGCGTAGCCAGCATCGAGCCAGCGCTTGGCGGTTGCCTCATCAACCTCAACCACTTCGCCAACCCCCAGTTTGCGGAGGTTGGCACCGGCGTGAAGATTGCTTGCAGTGATTTCTACCAGTGCCATGATTTCCCCTTAGCTTGAAGCGTGGATAACGGAGTATTTGTTGTTGATGTCCTGCTTAACCATCAGGCCCATCGCGCCCCATGTGCGCCAGATGTAGTCGCTGTTGTAGAACGGACGCGGGTCAGCAACGGTGCCGATCGCCTGGCCAACTACCGGAGCGATAACGCCAGCACCCAGCGGGATGATCACGATTTCGTTACCTTCCAGCTGACTGTCTTCTTTAATAGCCGCAACACCGGTCAGCTTCAGGATTTCTTCCATCACCGTGCCGGACTGGTAGTTATCGGAGAAATAGCGCTCCAGGTTGGAGATGATTTCGCCTGAAACGTACCATGTCTGGTCAGCGAACTGACTGTTGATACGGCGCATCTGGTCACGCAGCGCGATAGCCGCATTGCGCAGATTTGCTGAAGAGACCGCTGCAGATGTGAAGTCGATATTCAGGCCGGAGGTGCCTAAATCAATCTGCATCACGCGCTCATCGTTCTTCAGGCCTTTCCAGGTCAGGCCGTCGAACACCGCAAAGCCGCCGTTTTTGTCGCGGAAGCCGTTATAGATGTAATCAACGTACTGACGCTGAACATCTTCAACCGAACCACGCTGGGCATCAGCCTGTGACTGCAGCGCTGACGGACTGTTGAAAATCGGGTCACGCCATTCGAACTTAAAGCCGGAGTCATGGATGGGTACCATGGTGCCGTCGAAGGTGTAGGAGCGAGCATCCAGTGCGGCGCAAATCGGGCCGGACATAGAGGTAGGCCCCCAGCCGCGACCGCCAGTACGGGCGTAGTCGTAACGTGACTGCTCAATACGGACAGAGCGTGACAGCGGCATCAGGTCATTCAGCAGCGTGAATTCAGTGCTCGGCTCAAACTGCTGCAGTACAGTGGTATCGAAAGCGCGGTACAGACGACGAATATCATCAACAGCGTTGGTTGCATCCAGACGACCGGCATCTTCACGAATGCCACGCACTCGCCCCAGAAAGTCAGCGGCCGCCTGAGCGCCAGCCTGACGCGCCGCCTGCAATTCTGCAAACTGCGCCTGGTTAACTTCAAGGTTCCCGGTCTTTTCACCCAGGGATTTGGAAAATACAAACATTCAGGCGCTCCTTACTTGATTACTACGCGCAGCAGGTCACCCGCAGCGGCAGTGTATGATTTATCTTCTTCGACGTAGCAGCGAACTGCCTCACCTTCTGCTGCAGCCTTAACGCGGCCGTTTGCAATCGACAGTGGCTGGCCCTTGGTGTAGGTGCCGGCAGCGGCACGAACGTTAAGAAACATTCCCGGCAGCGGATGAATGCCCACAACCAGTTCGCCAGCCGGGATGTTGTCATCCACCGACAGGCAGCGCAGATAGTCTTTGTTCGCCACATACAGAATTGCGCTCTCAGCGCCATCAACCGACGCAGTGAACTTGTCCGCATCAAAGAAGCCGACCGTACCCGGGGCAGTTGCAGCGGCTGCAGCGCCTTCACGGTTCAGGAGGGGATTCGGGAATACGCCACCGGCGTGAATTACGTGCTTTCCGTCTTTAGCCATTTTTTACTCCGGCATTTCGCTTACAGATTGGTTTGAGTTAGCCTGGCGGAAGGAGCCATTCAGGCCGATCGTGGTCTGGCATTGCGCGTAAAGGCCATCCAGAGCCGCGCCATCGAGGGCATTTACTGCTGCTTCATCGAGGCCGAACTTGGTCTTAACCGCAGCACGCTTCTCGGTCTTTTCTTTATCGGCGTTCGCGTTGAACTGACTGTTCAGCGCAGAGACCTGCTCGGTCAGAAGCTTCGCCCACGCAGGCATTTCTTCGTGGTTATTGGCTTTCTCTTTGGCCGCCTTTTCATCAGCCTCTTTCTTCTCGCGAGCAGCCTTTTCTTCCGGCGTCTCTTCTTTGCCAGCTGCCTTTTCGGCAGCCATCTGGTTGTATGCATCCAGCAACTCGGCTTCTGACTTACCTTCAGTCGGCTTACCAGCGGCTTTCAGCGCATTGATAATCAGGTCTTTCATCGGATTCTCTTCTCCGTTGGTTTTAATTTCGTACTCAGGTTGTTTGCGCACGACTTCTACGGGTTCGCCGACGAATTGGGCTGTGCCGTCATCGTCGATGAGGTACTTCTGTTTGAAATAGCGGGAGTCATCCCGGTAAACGAAGGTGTCCGGCCAGACCGATTCAGGCCACAGCCAGTTGTCATCTGAGCGACCTTCACGCAGCTTTTCGCTGATAGCGCGCTGAATGTCGTCGAATGAGAAATTTGAGGCGTTGGCGAAGAAGAACTTCGTTTTGTTGATAACCCCTTCCCGCGTGCAGTTAGCAGCAGAATTCAGGTCAACCGTTTCGGTCTCCACCTCTTCAGTGGAGTTGTCCGCATTAACGAAGATGCCTACACCATCTTCAGGCGTTGCGGCGCCGGGCTCGTCCAGCAGAATGGCTACATGGTCAAAGCGCATGTTTCGCGCCACCCATGAGTAGCTTTTGCCTTTCGACTTACCTTTGTTCTGCTCACGACTCAGCAGCAGCCCGGTAGAAACGTGGATGGGCTCTGCGTCTGAATTGGCCCGCATCTCTTCAATGCGGGTCAGGACGCGCTTACCCTTCTCCGTGCCCTCGGCGTAACGCTTGTTGATTTTCATGTCCATGACAACGCGATCGCCGTCTTTGCGGACATTTTCGGCCCACGCTCCGATGTGGAATTTATTCACTGCTCGCGGGTTGCTGGCGCTGACGTACTCGCCGCCAATCTTCGGATGCCCCAGCGGCATCTGGTTACCTTCGAGCGTCTGGTACGATTTGTTAATCTCCGCCGCCGGATACAGGCCGCCATTCATCACAACGTCATCCACGACCGGCACGACGCCGCGAATGACGATATGCTCGTCACCGTCGATGGTCTCTGTTGAAATGTTGGCAGCGTTGATGGCGAGGGAACGTACATGAATGCTGGATAGCTTCACGTCATGTCCTCACTGAATAGTTTTGTGAAGTTCTTTGGCGAGGGTTTTGGCCTGGCGCACATTTCCTCTTCCTGTGCATTTAAGTGACTTAGTGTCACCAACTTGCTTAAGAGTGGCCGTTACATTACCGGTCCGGACTTCTGTTCGAGAAACATCACCAATACGTTTTGATTCGAAATAAGCGCTACTCATGAAATCACCCTTTCCTGCCCGGTCATTAGCTTGATTAGATGGTCAGTCTGCTGGTCCGCGTCATACGTACCCTCAGGCTCGAATGCCTCCGGATGCGCCTTGAATTCATTAATCCACTGGTGCATAGCCTTGCGGATTTGTTCTTCGCTAAAGCGCTTACCGTAATTAATATCGCGCGGCGATTCGGTTGGTACTGGGTTAGTCATTCCGTCTCCTCATAGCTAAATTGCGGGCCATAAAAAAGGCCGCTATTTGCGACCTCTCTTTTGTTCTGTGCCTGTCCACTGCTGGCGCTCTTGTGCAAGCCGTTCAATCAGGCCGGGGTTAACCACCTTCCCGTCATCATCGAGAATGACCGGTATCTGACTGCAGTAGCAGCGATATCGATTACCGTCTCGCGAATACCACTCTTCGACCTCTTCCGGCGTGTACACCTTCCCATGCCGGGCAACATGCCATGTGCGGGATGTTGGTTTGAGGGCTGACAGATGAAGCATTGCGGTGTTCAGACCCAGC